ATGAACCAATATATCCAAATCTTCTATGGTTTCTATCTCAGTATAGAGATTAAGGGTATTGGTATCTATCATTTCCCTTATAACTGGCAATCTTGACTCAAACAATGAATCTTCTAAACTTCTTAGATAGATGTCCCCTCGTTCAAATACATTCATGTTCGATGTTATTATTTTCACCTTAAAAGTTTTCGACTTATGGGGATCGTCGTTGTAATAAAAACGAGCCGACGATAATTGATTTAAATTAACAGAGACATGATTATCTTCTTGGAATTTTTTTATCCTATCCTGAATATCTATATACTGGTCATTATTGATGAATGACTTGAAAAAAAGATATTCTAAACATAAATTAGATATAACTAATTTTTCTCTGTTTAATTTGTCTTCCGATTCCATATTAAGTTTCAGTAATTGAAAATGCCCACCCGTTCAGGGTCTTGTGCTTGTCAATCTCACCGGTTTTGCATAGCTCGTTTATCTCGGATTTTAGTGACCGGATAACCACCGACTGTATTTCGGTAAAGCTCGCTATGGAGGGCTCCTTGTTATTCTTTTTCTTTTCCTCGATAATGGAGGATATAACTTGCTTGGCTATAATCATGGCTTCACAATGTTATGTTTAAGACTTTCCTCGATGTTGTTCGGGTCGAACTTGTCGAAAGGAATGATGTGCGTTTGGCTTATGGAACCAAATCCTTGTCCGCTTTTATATCCTCTTACCCATGTTGATTTAAGAATTTCCCCTGATTGTGTTTTAAGTTCTCCTGCATAATAAGCAAGTTTCCATTCGTCGTTTGGCATTTTTACCATCACCGGGGTATCAACAGGTAGGTCATGTTCCACTTTAAGCGGCTCGATGATGAGCTTTCCTTCCTCTTCTTTCACCGATACGCCAAGATTTTGTTCTCGTATTGTTTTGGAAATGTCTTGCAATGTAGGTGTTTCTGCAATAGTATTTTCTTCAAAAAGAAGATCAAACCACTCAAATTCTCCATAGTCTATATCTATTCTATATTTTGGATTATCTGATTTAGATACACGAGTTATTTTAGCATATTTGCCAGCATATTCCAACAAATATGCTAAAACATGTGGTATTCCAACATTGTTATAAATCCATTCTTCGCTTTTAATTTGAACTTTGTCGCCAACTTTGTACTTCATAGCTTTAATTTTAGTTGTGTGGAATATTTTAATATAAAATGTTGCCGGAAAACGGAATATTTTTTACGCCTTTGTTGCCGGCAAACGGTAGAGTTTATAAATTCTTCTGCTGTCATATCATTTGTTTATTTCAGATTCGACAACCTTGTATTTAATGGGCAATCCGGAGCAGGTGATAGCAAGCAGTGCAGAGTCCCTTTCTTCTTGGTTGCTGCGGGGTCTGTTAAACTCTATCCCGCTCATCTGGCACAACCGCTTCAATTCTTCATGGGTGATCTTGCCGTCTTTCCCTTGCCAGCACTTGCGCAATGGGGATTGCTCCATGACTTGTATTCCGTAATGCCTCAGCATTTCGACTATCTTGCGACCGGTCTCTTGGTTGCGACCTACATGCTCGCCTTTCTTGGCTGCGCTCGCCCGTGTGTCTTTCGGTGACAAATGCCAGTTGGATTTGTTCTTCCAACCTGCCTCGACATATACCACGGTGGCATGGCCGAGTTCCGCACCTTCGAATGCCACCGAACGGACGATTTCCAACAACTCCGGGAACGGGTGGCTGTTAACCGTCAGCTTCATGTCGTACAGTCCCAATATGGCAAGTCCGCTGCGCTCCACGTCGGGGTCTATCCCTATCACTACATCATATTTTATTTTTCTATTGTATGTGGCTTGTTCTTCCATTATATTGTATCTTTCTCTTTTTGTTCGGCAGGCGGGACTCGAACCCGCAACTGTATATTCGCTCCTTATACTCTACTTATACCGCTCTCCCGTTTGAACCACTGCCGATACCACCTAAAACACTTATGGCTTATTTCTCCCCGCAGTTCCTTCCTCCGTATGTTGCTCGACCACGTACCCGGATCGGCTTGCGGGGAATGTCTCACATTATGCTCCTATATCAGGTCTATGATTTTGGTTTTCACAATTCCGTCCAACCTCATGTCTTTAAGGCCTTGTCTCATGTGTTCTTGCATGAGGCGGTTGGCTTCGGTGATGTCTTTGGCGCAAACGAGGTTGTAGTACTTCGTTTCCTTTTCATTACCGTTGTCATCGATGAATATGTCTATCAACGTGGCCTTGTAGAAGGGCTTGCCTTCTTCCTTCTCGTTGACTATCTCTATAACTTTTGAACGTGTGATTGAGAACACATCGCAATCATCGTATTGTTCAACGCCTTTTGCTTCGGCCTCGGCGAAATACTCCACGTTGGTGATGTAGTGCTCGATGACTTCTTTCACTTCACCCTTGATATTCTCCTTGTTGACTTTCAGTTTGATTTCGTATAGCATCGCTTTTATTTTTTATCGGTTAAAAACTTCTTTGAACTTCTCGTCGAGAGCATTCAATATTCTCATTCGCTCAGCCGCTCTACCTTGATTATCAGTAGTGTAAATTCTCATTAACAATTGCTCTCGTGATCCATAAAAACAGCCACATGTATAAAATGGAGCAACATTGGGATAGTTGTGTTTATACCAGATATGAGTAGTACCTTGTACTGACACATAGGTATCTTTTACCATAAATTGAAGTTCTTCCGCTTCGTAACCGGGCATGTTTGGGTTTCTTGCCGCATAACTGCGGACATCACAGTAGCTATCCTTTGCCAACTCCGTGAGCACATCGACGGGAGTGTTGGGATTCCCTGCCGCATAACGGCGGACACACCAGTAGCTATCCTTTGCCAACTCCGTGAGCACATCGGCGGGAGTGTTGGGATTCCCTGCCGCATAACGGCGGACATCACAGTCGCTATCCTTTGCCAACTCCGTGAGCACATCGGCGGG